CAGTTAATTCTATTAGTAGTAAAGCTAACGAAGCCTATAATAAAGCGAGTGCTGTCGAAGGTAGAACAGCAACGCTTGAAACGAGTGTCACCGGCTTAACCGGAAGAATCACGGATATTGAATCGACTGCCACAAGTACCACTAAAAAGTTAAATGAATTAGTCGTCACAGTGGATGGTCAAAAGCAAACAATTGCTACGGTTACGACAACAGCAAATAGCGCCCTGAATAAGGCGAACGTTTTGGAATCAACCGTTGACGGTGTTAAGCAGACATTGACTAGTGTGGAAGAATGGCAAAATGATTTTAATGTGGGCGGCAGGAATTACTTTCTTAATTCAGATGAAGAAGAAACAAATTCAGCAGCCACTAGTAGTGAGTTCCTAAATAGACAGACTTGGGATATGGCTCCAATTATTGATAAATTTGGTGTAGATCAATATTATACAAGTTCATTTGAGTTGAAGTCTAAGATTGCAGGACCTGTTAATGTATATAGTCAGAATGGTAGTGGAACAAGATACAATATCGGTACTAAGACGATTCAAGCAACAACCGAATTTGTTCGATATTCATATTCATTTAAACCAAAACTTCAATCATCTACTGAAACAAGAGCTTTGTTAGCATTTTATGGAACATATAATACAGGAAGAACTCCAACTGTTAGAAACTTAAAGTTTGAAGTTGGTAATATACCTACCGATTGGTCGCCAGCACCTGAGGATAAGGCGGAGTCTTCAAAAGTCAATCAAATCGAGTCGACGGTAAACGGCACTATTCAAACAGTAGCAACTGTAAAGAACACTGCCGACTCAGCCCTTTCGAAGGCAACACAAGTTGAAACAACAGCGAATGGATTGAAAACAACCATATCAAGTGTTGAGACAACCGCCAACTCTGCTTTAACTAAAGCTACACAAGTTGAAGCAACCGCAAATGGTATTAGACAGACTGTTACCGAGGTGCAGGGGGCAATTGCTGATGTAACAAATATATTCCCCGACTATAAATTCCAACAACAGGTTCCTAAACCGGTAGTTGAGGGATCAAATATCGGAATAACATTTGATTCTAACGGCTTAGTTGTAAATAATGCAAATGTTTCTACTAGGCAGAGAATTTATTGGGGATCCCCACCATTATCTTTGAGTATTGGAAAAACCTATAACGTTAAGATGTATGTTAACTCAGGTGTTGCCAATAAAGAATTTGAGGTTGGTACTGGATCAGGAGAAAATCTGAAGTTTACCTTAGCTAATTTAGAGCCGATTTGGATTTCAGGGACAATAAAAACTTCTGTTTATACAGGTTTTTCAATTTGGGTTCCTCCGGGAACAGCATTAAGAATTAGAGAGCTATATATTTACGAAGCCAATACTAATATCACTTCTTCACAGATCACTCAGCTATCAGATACCATCAATTTAAAAGTATCTAAAAATGATGTGATCAACCAAATCAATATCTCGACAGATGGTGTTTTGATTTCAGGTAACAAAGTCCAAATTACTGGCCAGACATATATTGAAGACGGTGTTATAGGCAGAGCGCAGATAGCAAATCTAGCAGTCGGAACTGCACAGATTGCAGATGCAGCGATTACTGATGCTAAAATCGGAAATCTTTCAGCAACCAAGATTACCACCGGTACGCTAAATGCTTCAAATGTGAATATAGTTAATCTTAACGCTAATAACATATCTACTGGTGAATTAACTGGAATTAATATTCGAGCTGCTACTTTTTATGGAACTAGCACATCTGGGAATATGCAGTTGAATGGGAATGATCTTAAATTTGAAACTGCTACAAATAGTTTCAAGATGTCATATGACGGTATAAATAATACAAATAGTTTATATGGTGGTAGAAGAATTGACTTTTTCTCAGAAGGAATAAATGTTTCCGCAGGTTCAGCAAATACAGGCAACTACAGAAACTCAGGTATACGGGCTGTAGGATCTAATTCTTATGTAGACCTTTACGGAGCTTCTTCCACTAGCCAATACACATTGCGTGTAATTGGTGAATCTTCTGGTTCAGGTGGGATAAACGTTCCCTTAGGAAGGTTTTATGTAACTGCAAATTCAGGAATAGAGTTAGACTCCTCTCAAATAAATATTAAAGGCGCCGTCCAAATGAATGGGAAAAATATAACAGGGGCAGGGAATCTGGTAGGAACAACAGCTACAGGTGGTTGGCCGATCACGATGATTAATATACAAGGTATCACAGGGACACCTTATATGAATGTCACTTCAGGTTCAACGTCATGGGGAGTGAACATGTGGTCATCTGATATGAGATTAAAAAAGAATATCAAAAAGTCTCCTGGTGGAGCTACCGAAATAGTAAATAAACTAATGGTCCGCTCATATGATTGGCGGGAAAGAAATACACATACTGATTACGGATTAATTGCTCAAAATGTAGAACGTATACTTCCGCAGGCAGTATTAAATGTGGAGCAACCCACATCATTTTCACTGAAGCAAATTATTCCAGAAGGAATTATCCCGGTTTTAGTGGAATCAATCCAAGAATTGAATGAAAGAATAGTTTATCTAGAAAAAAAATTAGAGGAGATTGCAGCATGAAAATCACGTTGAAGAACTCAGAGCTAGCACCAGCAATAAATTTTTTAGAAGGTCTAAATTTAAAAGCTAATAAAGATAGTCGTCACAGAACAAAATTAGTTAAACGAATTAGAGAAGCGTTCAAAGAATTATCAGATGAAGAAAAAGCACTCATGGAAAAATTCAGTTTGTTGGATGAAAATGGCCAACTAAAATATGGCGAGGATCAAGATGCAAAAGATGTATCTGGATTCAACAAGGAACAAGCAATCCTAATGGAAGAAGAAGTTGTTATTGAAGGCGGCATGTATGCTCGGAATTTTGATGAAATTCCTCGAATCTTGGATGATTACGATGGCATGCTATCAGGAAAAGATGCCGAAGTTTATGATCGTTTACTAGATGAATTTGAGAAAAATGGCGCCAATTAAATGGCGTTTTTTTATATAAAAAAAATGGGAGGGTATTATTATGGCATTAGAGATTAAGAAATCTATCAATATTAATGGGGAGTCAAAAATCAACAACCAAAGTGTAATATTTTTAACTGCTAATGTGACTACTAGTAATGTTGGAAATACAAGTATTAACCAGACAATAAACAACCAAGAATTGTATCGGCAAAATCGAGTAGAATGCCGAAAAGATGTTGAAGATTTCCAAGACAAGGTTTGGGCTGTTGAAGATGATTTATTACAAGAAGTTGAGGGGCAAGCGTAAGCTTGTTCTTTTTTTTTAGAAAGCAGGTGGCATATGTTCAGTTGGGGGAAATTAAAATGAAAGAGTTTTTGGAAATCAATAGTTTTTGGGCAGCCGCTTTTGGAAGTGGTTTACTGGCTACTCTCTGGCGAGTAGGTTCTTGGGTCACTAAGCTGGTTAAAGCTAAAAGGGCTGAGAATGATCTTAGGGAACAAACAATCACAGCCTTAGAAACGGCAAATACGGAACAAGACAAACGCCT